CGCCGTCCCGGACCTTGCCGTAGCGCTGGAAGACCGCGTTGACGTTGTCGAGCGGACCGTTGAGCTGGTAGGTCGCCTTCACCCGCATGGCGATCAGCGTGAGCGGCAGGTCGCTGTTGATCGGCGCCTCGGGACGGATCGACTGGATGGCGACGAAGTTGCACCGGTCGGAGGTGTTGGTGTCGCGGCGCTCGTCGGTCATGCGCGTGACCTCGATCTCGTAGCGGCCGCGCGTCGGCAGGGTCCAGCTGTGCTGGCGGTAGATCGCCTCGCGCTTCGAGGAGGAGATGTCGAGGGTCGCCACCTCGGACCAGTCGCCCGCGCCTTCCAGCCGCTGGCGAATGCGGACGCCGACCGAGAGCGCGCCGACCGCGCCGCTCTCGCTGTCGACGGCGAAGAGGCCGTTGGGGAAGGCGAGGATGATCGAGGCCTCGGTGGCATCGCCCGCGGTGAAGCGGGTGACCGGGGTCTCGGTGCCGCCGCCATCGACGATGTTGCCGGCATCGTCGCGGGGCAGCGGCCGGATCAGATCGACGCCGGTCTGCTCCTCGATCACCTGGCGCGGGTAGAGCGTGATCGGGGCATCGGTGGGCCAGCCTTCGCGGGTCTCGATGTCGACGTTGTCGAAGTCCGAGACGGGGGTGTCGCCGATCCGGACGTCATAGATCGTGTTCGGGCCGTAGCCCGCGCAGAAGAGCGCGCGGACGTAGAGCTTGTCGCCGACGATCTCGGAATAGGACCCGGCGGCGAAGGGCGGCGCGTAGCGATGGCGGCCGAGGACGAGCGGGACCGGATCGCCGGGCCGCGACGAGTTCCGGAAGCCCGAGATCGTGTAGACGTCCTGCGCCTTGGTGCTGTCGGCGCCGGTGACCGAGGTCGGCTTGATCGGGATGAGGGCGTTGACGAGGATCGAGCCGACCACGGTCAGCCCGGCCGTGAGCAGGCCCGCGCCGAAGGTGCTGAGGCCCCAGGCGGCGGCGTAATACTGCCCCAGCGCGATCGCGGCAACGGTGACGACGATGGTCAGGACCGAGCGGACCGCGTTCTTGCCGGGCAGCATGCGGATCACCACGCGCACGCCCGGGCGCGGCCGGGTGCGGTGCCAGAAGCGCGGCTCGATCGCCGCCTGGCCGAGCGGCGTGACCAGGGTGACCCGCAGGTAGGCCCGCTCGGCTTCCGGCAGGCCCGGATAGGCCCGCTCGACCATCTGCGCGAGGGTCATCCCCGCGGGCAGGGTCAGTTCGGTTCGGGCGAGGCCGGGGTCGAGGATCGGGGCGGCGGTGAGGCGGATGGAATTGGTCATTGAACGCTCCCTTCAACGGGGGCTTCAACGTGGCGGTAAATGCCGATCAGGCGGTGCGCCCAGGCGGGGGCGGCCCGATCCTCGATCACGGATTGGACCTCGGCCATGTGGAGCATGTGCCGGGCATCGACGAAGAGGCCGACATGGGCGCGGAACCGGCCACGGCGGAACAGGAGCACGTCGTAGGGCCGTGGGTCGGCGACGGGGCTCCAGGGGCCAGCCGCGCGCCCGGCGTCGATCAGCGCCTCGACCTCGGCCGATTCCTCGGCGCTGGTGTAGGCGCCGGCATAGGAGGGCAGCAGGATCCCGAGATCCATACCGTAGACGCGCCGCACCAGTCCCCAGCAGTCGTAGCCGCAGGCGTCCCGGCCGAGGTCGGCATAGGGCAGGCCGATATGACGGGCCGCCCAGGTCATTTGAAGAGCCCCGGAAAGCGGTCCTTGGTGAAGCGGGCGGAGGGCACCGCCTCGTCCTCGATCGGCTGGCGCGAGATCGAGAGGGTGATCTGCGCCGCGTCGTAATCGGCCGAAATCAGCTTCAGCCCGAGGAACTCCAGCTCCACGAGATCGGGGGAGCTCGCCAGCACCACGGCCATGTGCACGGTCGCGCGGTCGGTGATCGAGCGCAGGACGGCGATGATGTCGTTGTCGACGTTCTCGAGCACGATCGTCGCGGGGCCCGGCCCGTCCTCCAGATCGCCCGGCACCTCGGCCGAGGCAAGGACGAAGAGATAGGGGTCGGTCGCCGGATCGGCGCCCTGCCAGGTCGAGCGGGTGCCGTACATCAGCGGGCTGTCCGAGAGCCGCTCGGTCGGGTCGGTGGAGAGCCGGATCGGCGCCTCGAGCGCGGCGTGCTCGAAGACGAAGAGCGCGATCTCGGTCTCGGCCGTGCTGGCGGCGTCGTTGGCTTTGCGGGTGGTCAGGGAGACGAGACGGCTCATGGCATCACCGAGACGGAAAAGGCGATCTTGAACTCCGGCCCCTTCACGGTCTCGACCGGGAGCTGGTCGCCGAAGAGGCAGAGCCATCGGGCGGAGAGGAGAAGCGGGGCGCCGGCGCCGTTCAGGATCGGCGTGCCGTCGGCCGAGAGCAGCGCCCAGCCGTCGGTGGTCGGATCCGGCATCCAGAAAGGCAGGGAGCCGAAGGCCGTGGTCTCCGCGAAGAAGGTGTCGAAGACCTGCTTGAGGGCGCGCGGGATGATGATGGCGAGGCTGACCTGGCGGGCGACCGAGGACCAGCGCCGGCGGTAGCCCGGCGGTCCGGTGTCGCGCGCCCGCTTCAGGCGCGGATCGTCATATTGCCCCTGCCAGTCGCTGCGGGTGGGCTTCGGGAGCTCGGAGGGCCAGGAGGGCACGGTCATCGCTTGGCCTTCACCGGCGAGAGGCCATAGGTCTTGTGCAGGGTCTTGCGGGCCAGCCCGCCCCGGGCGTTCATGCCCTGGCCAACGGCGTCGCTGAGAATGAGCGTGGTCGTGCGCCGTCCGGCGCTGTCCGTGCCTTCCTCCTGGCGGACCTGGGCGGAGCTGTAGTTCTCGATGTTGATGATCGGCTGCGCATTGACCACGAAACCGCCCGCGCCGCCCGAGCTGCCGCCGCCGATCATGCCGCCCTCGGCGAAGGCGGGAACGCCCGCGTTCATCGCCTCCAGCATCGGGCGGTATTGGGCGGTGGCCCGGGCGTTCATCATGAACTCGCCGGCCGAGCCCCACATCAGCACGTCGTCCGAAGTGCCGCTGCCGGGGCCGGTGACGTAGCCGCGGCCGGGGGTGACGATCGGGCCGCCTGACGCATGGGCCTGGATCCCGAAGGCGCCGAGGATCCCGCTCATGACGCTGGTCTCGGGGCTGGTGCCCAGGAGCGAGGCAAGCGGGCCGGTGCCCAGGAGCTCGGCCTTCAGCGCGGCCTCCAGGATCGAGTTCGCGAGGTTCGACATCACGTCGTCGAGCGACTGCCCCTGGGCGATCAGCCCGTCGAAGGCGTCGAGGCCGACCTGGCCGAAGAAGTCCCATTGCTGGGTCTCAGCCTCAAGCTGCTTCTGCGAGGCGATCCGCTCGGTGATCAGGGTCCGCACCGCCTGGCGCTGCGCGTCGGTCGCACCGGTGAGCTGGCGGCTGTTCTGCAGCATCTCCTGCTCCACCGGGTCGGTCTCGCGCAGGACGGCGAGCCGGGTCTGCTCGGCCGTGATCAGCTCGGTCACCGCCTTCTGCTGGCGCTCGGTGTCGGTCAGGCCTCCTCGGCGGGTGGTCTTCGTGGGCTCGGATCCGGGCACGGTGGCGCCGAGGGACCAGCCGTCGGCGGTCGTGGCCGGGGCCTGTGCCTCGTTGGCGGGCGTGCCGAGCGTCCAGGGCGAGCGCTTGAAGGTCAGGCCGCCGGTGCCGCCCGGCTGGCCGCTGACGCCCGGGAGCTGCACACCGGCAAGGCCCTGGGCGAAGCTGAGCGCGTGGCCGAGCTCCTGTGCCATGCGCCAGGAGGCGTCGGCGGCAGATTCGAGGTTGCCCGCGATGTCGACCTGGACCAGCGCCCGCGCCTCATCGGCCGAGCGGCCGAGACTGCCGGCCATGGACGCCGCGGAGAGTTCGAGGCGCGCGGCAGCCTCGGCAGCCGGACGCAATTGCTCCGGAATTCTGCCGCTCGAATCGGCGGTGGCCTGGATGGCATGGAGAAGGTTCTTGGCGGCTTCGGTGATCTGCTGTGGTCCCTGCGCATTGCCGAGTGCATCGAGCGCGGTGCGGATCGTCCTGGTCTGTTCGATTGTACCGTTGAAGGCGTCCTGAACCTGACCACGGGCGATCACCGCGGTTTCCAGAAAATGACCCTTCAGATCCTGCGTTGCCTTCGCAGCATTGGCTGTCGCCTGCTCGTATGTCTTCAGGTTTGCCATTATGCCCGAAAACGTCTTCCCCAGCGCTTCCTGGGCCTTCACCATCTCATCGGCGAAGTTCATCTGCTTGATGGCGAGAAGCGCGTCATAGGCATCCCGCGCCGCCTTCGCGTTGCGCCCGAACTCCGCCTCGAGCTGGTACATCGGCGTGAGCGCATCGCGTGTCGCCGCCTGCACGGCATCGACCGAATGCGAGAGATCGTCGAGCTGGTCGCCCAACGTCTTCGCCTCCTCGCCCGAGCTCATCAGCCAGTTGGTAAAGGCGGCCGCGGCGGCGATCGCGCCGATGGTCACCAGGTTGACCGGTGAAATGAGCGACAGGAAGGCGGCGCCCAGCGCCTTGGCCGCGCCCGCCGCGCCCATCGGTCCGATGACCTGGGTGATTTGCGTGCCCTGCTGGACGGCGAGCTGCAGCGGGTTCTGCCCCGCCATCATCATGATGCCGATGTCGTTGAACTGGGCACCGAGGTTCGCCATCTGCGCGGCGGCCCCGCGGTTCGAGGTGTTCAGCGCCTGCACCTTCGACGCGGCGGCGGTGGCGGCGGTGCCCATCTGCGTCTCGGCCGCAGCGACGGCGAGATAGCGCTGTTCGGCCAGCGAGAGCAGCCGGTTCGCCTCGGTCTGGGTGATCGCGCCGGAGGCCACGCCGGCATTCACCATCTGCAGCGCCTGCTCGTATTGCATCGAGGCCGCATAGACATCGTCGAGGCCAATGCGCAGCGCCTTCAGGTCGCTGATCTGCCGCGCAAAGGCCATCTGCTTCGCCGCCGCCTGCTCGGCCGCCGTCGCCACGCCGAGATAGCGCGACCGGGCCTGCTCCAGCACCACGTTCGCCGCGGTCTGGCTGGCAGCCCCCGCCTGCACCGCCTGCGCCACCTGGCGCTGCACCTCGGCATAGCGGGTCGCCCCCGCAAAGCCCGAATCGAGCGACAGGCGCAGCGCGTCGAACTCGGCCTTCGCCCGGTCGAGCATCGTGCCCGCCTCGTTGGCCGCACTCTCCATCGTCCGCAGGTTGGCCGCCGTCTGGGCCGCGGCGGTGCCGGTCGCCGTGACGCCGGTGCTCGCCTCGCGCCCGGCGGTGCCGACCTTCGTGACCTCGGCCGAGGTCGCCTTCGCGGCCCGTCCGGTCTCCTGCAGCGCGGCCTTCGCGTCGCTCGCGTCGCCCTTCAGCACCATCGAATAGACGAAGGTCATCTCTGCCGCCTCTTGTTCATCGCCTCACGTGCCCCGCCTTCGATCACCTGGACCTGCGCCCAGGTCTCCGGCGCCACCTCGATCCCGGCGAGCGCGAGCCCGGCCTGCGCCCCCTGGTAGTCGAGCCCGATGGCCATCACGCTGCCCATGCCGGCGGCTGCGAAGCGCCACTGGCTGGCGATGGCGAGGAAGGCGTGCAGCGCATCCAGGTGCTCGGGCCAGAGCGCGTCCTCATCGATCGCCGTGCCGGCCTCGGCCGGATCGATGCCCCAGCGCCGGGCGTCGGCCGCCGCATCGTCCCGGTCAGCCGCGGGCCGGCCGAGCGTGCCCTCTGCCCAGGCCCGCCCGGCCGCCTTCAGTTTCCCAGGCGCGCGCCCACCAGCCCCTTGATGTAGCCATTCCAGAGACCGATCCGGACGTAGGCGAGGTTCAGCAGCTCTTCGAAGAGATCGGCCGACCAGACGACGGGGTCGTTCGCCTCGTCCACGATGTCGTCGATCCGCACGACCGCGGCGCGCAGGAAGTCCTTCAGCCCGTCCGTCGTGCTGACATCGAACTCCTCCGCCGCGTCGTCGGCGATCACCCTGAACCGGGCCTTGAGCGTCTGCGCCTCGTGTCCGCCGTCGACCGGCACCTGCACCGGCACGTCATGGGTGAACTGGGGCTCTTTCGCGAGCTTGAACATGGAGGGGTCCTTTCGGGGATCAGGTGAGGGTCAGCGTCCACTGGTCGTTGCCGGCGACCGGCAGCGGCACATGGCCGAGCTTCCACTCGGCGATGTTCTGCTGGTTCTCGAGGCCGGCCGGCCGCTGGATCTGCGCCGAGGGCACATCGAGCGTGGCGATCGCGCCGGCGGTCTTGCCATGGACGAGCTGCAGCGCCTGCTTCGTCTGAGCCGCGGCCAGCGCGTAGGGGTTCAGCGTCGTCAGCGGCACCGCCTGGATCTGCGACTCGATCGCGTCGGAGCGGTCGGTGATCAGCACCGATTCCGAATTGATCAGGAAGCGGTTCTCGATCTGGTTGCCGAGCTTCAGCGAGAACGAGCGGAGGATGAAGTCGGTCCCGTCGATCGTGAAGGTCGGCGTGTTCGCCGTCGTGGCGATCAGCGGCTTCTGCCAGGCGGAGAGATCGGGCACGACCCGGGCCGCCTCGGCCGGGGTGACGAAGAGGCCCTGGAAGGCATAGGAGATGACCGGGATGCCCTGGGCATCGGCCTTGATCGTCGCGTCGCCGCGGGTGCCGACGATCTTGTGCTGGGTATTGGCGATCCAGACGTAGAAGGTCAGCGACTCGTGCGCGGGCCCCACCGGGTTGTAGACCACCGAAGTGTCGGCGGTGATCGTCTCGGCCACGCCGCAGCCGCGCAGGAGCGGCCCCCAGGCGGGTGCGATGCCGGCGGTGCCCGAGGGCGCCAGCTCGACGTCGAAGGTGAACTTGACATGCAGCTCGTTCGGGATCGTCTCGTCGGCGCCAAGCCAGGGCTTCTCAAGGTCGCGGCTGACGTCCGCACCCTCCATCGGCGAGAGGCTGACGTTCTTCACCAGGAGCGCGTTGTCGGCCCCGGTCGGTGTCGCATCGACCCCGTAGCTCGCCTCGATCTTGGCGAGGATGATCTTCGTGTTCCAGTAAAGGGGGGCGTCAAAGGGCATTCAAGCCTCCTTCTTCGTGGACGCCTTGGCGGCGGTGTCGGATTTGGCCTGGGCGGTTTTGGACGTCTTGCCGTCCTTGCCGGTGGCGGGGATGAGGGCGCCGTCGGCGCCGCGCTGGTAGCTGCCGCCCGAGCTGGGCAGGGACAGGGGCTTGCTCATGGGAAGATCCTCAGCTGGTCGGCGATCGCGAAGTCGATCTGGTAGACAAGGGTGCCCGCCGTCATCGAGACGAGCGCGGCGCGGGACAGGCGATAGACGCCCGGAGCGCCCGGCGGCTGCCAGCCGGCGATTGCGGTGACGATCGCGGTGATCAGCGCCTCCAGCGGATCGAGCGCCTTCTCGCCGCTGGCATCGTAGGACCGCAGCGTGAGCATCACGGCAATCGCGCGGTCGAAGGGCTGGACGAAGGCACCGGCCATGGCATCGGGCTGGCCGCCCGTGAAGCCAAGCGGCAGGACATGTGCCGCCGGCGTCACCTGGGGCAGGTTGCCGGTGCGCATCAGCTCGGCGAACTGCACCGCGCCCTGAGTGCGGCCGGCAAGCTGCGGCACCGACGCCTCGATGCGGGAGATGACCGCCTCGAGCATCAGATGAAGCCCTTGAGGTTGTCGGCCGTCATCGGTCGCTCGCGATCGGTCGACCGGGCGGAGGATCCATCTGTGCCGGCGGGCTCCAGCCCCGCGGCGCCCGGGATGCGGACGGTGCCGACCGAGATCTCGCGCAGGCTGCGTAGCGCCTGGTCGTAATCGGCCTTCACCTTGTCATCGGGAGCGGACAGGTGAAGCTTCCAGATCGCGATCGACATCGCGATGTCCTCGATCACCGGCGAGGTTACGGAGAGCGGCAGGGTGTAGCGGCCGGCGAGGTAGCCATCGATCACCGCATCCGTATCCGAGAGCGCCCGGGCCACCACGTCGGTGTCGATCGCGCCGGTCGCGGTCTCGCCGCGGTCGGTCAGCGCCACCAGCATCCGGGTGCCGAAGCGGTCGATCAGGTCCTGTTGCGTGGCATAGGTCATTGCGGGTCCTCAGGTGGCATTGCGCCGTGCCGATGGTCGTCGAAGGTCCCGACGGCGATCGCCGGCCGCCGGGGAGGCCCCGCGTCCGGAGCGTTTCGCGGCCAGGGAGGAGGACGGCCGCGGGATCAGTAGGGCGCGTCGACCACCGTCATGGTCAGCGCCGGATCGGCCTCGATCGCAGCCAGATCGTCCTCGTCCAGCTCCTCAGCCGGGATCGTCACCGCCGTGGCGCCGAAGTGACGCCCGCAGCGCCAGCGCCCCTTGCGCGGGCCCTTGACGATGACGGTCGCGCCCGTGGCGGAAAGGTCGGCGGCGGCGGGGGCTGCCGGCCCCGCCGCATCGCCTGCCACCGGCTGGCCATCCGCAGGGGATGTCTGCGCGCCGCCGGCGGGTTCGGTGGGGGCGGAGCCGGTCTGCCCCGCCCCCTTCGCTGCGCCCTCGTCCGCAGCCGCTTGCGCGGCTCCGGAGGTCTTCGGGCTCTCCGGGGTATTCTTGGCCGCCTCGGCCGCCGCGATCCGTTCGGCGAGCTTCTCGTCGCCGATGGTGGGGGCGAAGGCCACGCCCAGCTCGGTGGCGCGGGCTTCAAGCTTCAGGCGGTCTTCCGACTTCTCCGGCATGGGTCTGTCTCCTCGATCGGGTCATGGAAGGGGGCGGCGCACCGCCCCCTCTGCATCACCCGACCGTCAGGCCAGCCAGGGAACGACCAGCAGCTCGGCCGTGCCCTTCCACTCGTTGGTCTCGCCGTTCGCGCCCAGCTCGGAGTTCAGGATCTTCCGGCCAGCGCTCTCGAGCGCCGGCGGCACGATCAGCAGGTTCGGCATGATGCCGAGCGGGCGGCCGTAGTCGCCCTTCATGCCAGAGAGCGCCGCGCGCGCCGCCGCGTAGTGCGTGGCATCCAGCGTCTGCTTCGAGCCCCAGGCGAACTGCCAGAAGCCGAAGCCCACGTTGGCCCGGGCGTCGGCGCCGTAGAGGAACTCCTTGTTCATGAAGACGTGGTCGTCATCGAGCTTCGTCTTCGAGACGAACTCGAAGTCCTTGCGCTTCTGCAGGATGATCGGCTTCAGCGCCCGGTTCACGTCGAGCAGGAACCAGGGCGTGCCCGCGCCGCCATCGGTGTTCGCCACCGTGATCGTCTTGCCGTCCTCGTCCAGCACCGGGTGATCGGTGTCGAAGTAGGACTGGCCGTCGTAGCAGTCGGAGGCGAAGCCGGACTTCAGGAGCTCGAACACCAGCATCTCGAACTTCGACCCGGTCGACCGGCCCATCTCCTGGAACAGCGGCCCGTAGATCCCGAGGTTGTCGGTCTCGATGTCGTCGCGGTCGACGCCCAGAGTCAGCTCCCAGGGCTTCTCCTTGATCGAGTAGTCGTGCTGTTCGAGGTTCTGCACGGCACGGGCCCCGATCCATTCGCGGACGTTCGGGATCTTCCCGAGCCAGCCGTATTTCTGCTCCTTGGTGGTCGCGGTGACGACGGTCGCCACGCGCTGGTATTGCGACGAGGCCTGACCCAGCCCGTTCTGGAACGAGGTCTTGAAGCCGACGCGCAGCGTGTCGAGGTTGGCGGCATTGACGAGCATCAGCTGGTCTCCTGTCAGGCGGCGTTGGTGAGGGCTTCGTCGAGACGGACCCAGACGCCCTGGGCGTCCACGTCCTCGACGAGGCCGGCGGGGGAGCGGGCCGCGCTGCCGTCGGTCTTGGCGACGGTCTGATCGTCGACCGCGTAGCAGACCGTGCCGATCTCGGTCGCGGTGATGGCATCCGTCGACGTCGAGTTGTCGAAGCGGAAGATGCCGGGGCGGTAGGTCAGGTCGACGTCGCCCGCGGCCCCCGCGGAGTTGTCGGCCCGCTCTTCCGCCCGACCGACGCCCACGAGGCCCGTGGCGGTCTTGCCCTGGACGAGATTGCCCGAGGCGTCGCGCATCACGAGCGCGCCGGCATAGATCAGCGTCGTGGCGGCGAGCGCGCCGGAGCGGAGATCGCCCGTCAGCCGGGGCGTGTTGCGGTCCTTCGTGAGCGCGGCCATCAGAAGCCCTCCTGGCCGGCGCGCTCATCCTTGAGCGTGGCGGCATATTGCTTGGGGTCGAGGCCGAGCATCTTCGCGGCGGTAACCTGCTCGGCGTTGAGAGAGATCTCGCCGTCCTTGCCCGCGGCGGGCGGGGCGGTGAGCGCGCCTGAGGCGCCGAGGATCGGCAGGCCGGTGACCAGCTCCTCGGTCTTCGCGGCATCCTCCATGTGCATCGCGATGTAGGTATCGCGGCGCGGCTTCAGCCCGACGCGGCCCTTGCGGATCTCGCCGTCGACGAAGCTGACGGCGGCGGCCCGGGCGGAGCCCTCGGTCAGCACGTTCACCCGTTTCGCGAGTTCGACGTTCTCGGCCTGGAGCGCGGTCAGCTCCGACTGCAGCGCGGTAATGTCGCCCGCCCCCTTGGGCTTGCTGGCCTTGGCGGCGGCAAGAATGGCCTCGGGCTTGGCGCCGGCCTCGACGCCGAGCGCGACGCCGATCTCGCCCATCGCCGACTGCAGCGAGGTGAGGGCGGTGTCCGTGCCGGTGGCGGGCAAGGCTGCGAGGATGTCCTCCTCGCTCGCATCCGCCGCCAGGCCGAGTTTCTCGGCCAGGGTGGTCTGGAAGGTCATCGTGATCTCCTGGTTGAGTGCGGTGAGCCCCTGGAAGTTCGGGCGGTTCACGAGGCTGGCGCAGGTCAGGCTGTGGATCCGGCCCGCCTTGTCGTGCCGGATGACGGGCGAGATCGCCCGATAGGCCCGCGACGCGACCAGTTCGCGGCCCGCCGCGGTCCATTCGACGCGGCCCCAGATGCCGTCCGGGCGGACCTCCATCCCGGTGATCCAGCCACGCGCCGGGGCGGACTGGCCCTGGGGGGCGGCGATGTAGAGGGAGTGGTTCTCGTCGATCGGCAGGCCGCGCGGGTCGGCCATGCTGGCGGCGACGATCGCGGCGGCATCCTCCACGCGGTAGGGGCCGCGAGTGTCGAAGGTGTTCACCTCGCCCTGCGCCGTCGGAACCAGGTGGATCCATTCCGGCGCGTCAGCACCGCCGGGGAGTTCGACCGCGGCGGCGAGGGCGATATTGAGGGGCAGCTTGGGCGTTGTCATGGAGCGACAATCGCCAATCGGTCAGCGCCGATACATCCACAACGGTTTGCGGTGGGGACGTACCAGGAGGCGACTGGAAGACGGGTTCATTGTTACGCCCTCCTCTTTCAGATCTCAATCCGGCTTGACCGGCAGATCGAAGTAGAAGGTCGTCCCGACGCCCACCGTCGACTCCATGCCGATGGTCCCACCATGCCGTTCCACAATCGTCCGGGCGATATTCAGTCCTAACCCCGTTCCGGGAAACTTGCGCCGATCCGAGCTGTCTGCCTGGGTGAACTTCTCGAAAATCGTCGCCTGGGCCTCTTCGCCAATGCCACAGCCTTCGTCCTGGACGGATACACGCACTGTCCCCACCTCTGGGCATCGCCGAATGCTCACCTGAACCCGGCCACCGGGATCCGAGAACTTGGCCGCATTTGACAGGAGGTTGCCGATGACCTGCGTGATGCGGTCTACATCTATTTCGACAATGGCATCGTCGCTTTCCTGGTCGAAGTCGAGCGAGACATCGGTCTCCGTCCCATATCCTTCGAAGGACGCCACGGCACTGGCGATCGCAGGGCGAAGACGTTTGGACGCGAGCGTGAGCGGGAACTCGGCCCGCTCGAGCTTCTCGATGTCGAGAATATCGTTGATCAGCTTGATCAGCCGCTCGCTGTTGATCAGGGCCACCTCGGCCATGCGCCGCACCTTCACAGGATCTGATACGACGTTTTCCATCCTCATCAGTCCAAGGGCGCCATGGATCGAGGTCAGTGGGGTGCGCAGCTCATGGCTGATCGTGGCGATGAACTCGGACTTCGCCTTGTCTGCGGCGCGGCGGTCGGTGATGTCGCGGAAGATCCCGATCAGGGTAAGCTCTCCGTCCAGCCTGATGTCGGTAACCGTCAGCTCTGCGTGAAAGGTCGTGCCATTCTTTCGTAGAGCGATCACGTCCGGCAAATTCAGCGGCGTGCTCGGGTGCTCGTTTCTGGCGAATTGGATGAGAAATCCGCGAAGCGACGAGGTACTTTCCTTTGGCATCAAGATCTCGATATTTTTGCCGAGGATCTCCTGTTCGCGCCACTGAAAGATGCGCTCGCTGGCGGGGTTGTAGGTCTTGATGAGGCCCCTCCCGTCGATCGTGATGACGCCCTCTCCAAGGTTGTCGATCAATGTCGCAAGCCGGGTTTCGGATTGGGCATAGTCGTCGATCAGCCCCTGGAAGGCCCGCGCCACGCTGCCGATCTCGTCCAGCGAGGCGATCGGTAGCTTTGGCACGGCATCTTTCGTACGCGCTTTGCTGACCTCGGTTTCCAGAACCTTCAGCGGACGGAGCAGACGACGCGTCAGCCAGGCGGTGAAGGTCCCGATGACGAGGAGTGAGATCCCGATCGGCAGCAGGCTGCGGAGTGCGATCTCATCGACCTTGTCGAGGATATTGGATCGGGGCTCCTGAAAGATCAGCAGGCTGCCCGTGTGCGATGCCTCGGGCAGAGCGGGCGTCCGCAGATAGTAGGAAACCCGGTCGTGACCGAAGACGGCCCCCTCCACGTTGGACGAATGTCTGGCCGTGTCCAACAGCGCCAGCAGCTTCGGCGATATCCCGGACGCCTTCAGGGCGCAGGCGTTGCAGTCGGCACCGTAGGAAAACAGGCCACTTGAAGTGGACAGCAAAGCCGAATTCCCATCTTCGATCCTGTTGAACATGGGCGCCGTCAGCTTGCCCACATCCACCATCAGGACGATGTAGCCGAGCGGCATATGGGAATTCCTGGGGATGGGATAGGCAACGGCGAGCACATTACCGGAACGCGCCTCTCCCGTTCCAGGGCCCGGGTTGCGGGCCGCATCCAGAAACAGCATGTGGCCCAATTCCGGGTGGCGGGGATGCATGTCATTCCAGTCGTGATGGAAAACCTCCGGCAGTGTCTGCGCCACGTCGCTGGTTTGCAGGTCGCTTGCGTCGACAGTGGTGACTTCATCGCCTTTGCGAACAACCCGAAGCATCTCACGGCCGCCGTTGGCGACACTTATGAGACTCAGCTGAAGGTAGGACGGCCGGGATTTCAGGAGCGACACGAAGAAGTCTTCCGTCGGCATCTTCGCGCGGGCCGAGGATGCCGGAGAGTCGGCCTGTTCAGGCACGGCATGGTCATTCGTAAAGGAGTGGAGCGCGGAGGATGCCGACAGCATCGCCAGATCCTCAGCAATCCGTTCTTCCTTGCTTTGATAGTTCAGCGCGAGCAGGCGCGCGGTCTCGCGCATGCTAGCAACCTCCCCAGCGAGCGCGGCTTGGGTCCCTTGTTGGTAATAGAAGTAGGAAAGTCCGAGGGCGAAGCAGACAGAGATTGCGCAGGTGGCGAGGACGATACGTTTTCTCAATGGCTTTCTTACGTCCTGAGGGAGATGTGGGGGGCGCTGGTCGCGCTTTCAGACCGGCAACTGAGTGGAGCGCCTTGAGCACTCGTCGACCGAATCGCTTGCGACTGGGTTGGTCACATATGTGTTAGTAGCCGCTCACCTTTTAGTCTACAACCTGAAGGATGCGTGGCGCACATTGTGGGCGAGAGGTCACTCATTATCCGGGGAACCTGCGGTTGCCCTCAGTTGTAGCCACTCATTTACTGCCGCGCCAATGTTCGTTCGATCCGTGTCCGACAGTCCGAGGAACTCTCGCGCCGGGATGTCGCCCCAGGGCATGGGATGCCCCTTCGCATCAGACCCGAACGCACCTTTCGCGGCCCCGAGCTGCATCACCGCGGCGTAGATCCGGTTCGAGCCCCACTCGACCTGGTTCGGACCTGCCTCGTAATGGATCTGCGAAGACAGCATTCGGCTCGGGCCGAAGAGCGGCCGGAAGTCGAGGCTGGCATTCTTGCCCTTCGCCTCGCGCCGCCGGTAGGTGTCGATCGTGGACTGCGACTTCGGCGCCCAGGGCGTTCCCTCGGGGCTCACCCCCTCCGGAAACCGCGCCTTCGTAGACTCGACCAGCATCTCGCCGATCTCCTGCATCAGCGGCGTCATGTCGGTGACGGCCCGCGCAGCTCGCTCCAATGCCTTGATGAGATCGGCGTCGTTCAACTCGACGGTCACCACCATGTGTCGCTCCTTACCTGAGGCCGAAGAGCCGCCGTCGCCAGGGCGCGGGGTAACGAAAGCGATCATACTTCCAGTAATCGGCCATCATTCCGGGCCTTATGCGCCTCTTCCTTCGGGGCATGGCTCAGCCCTCCATCATGGCGATGATCGTCTGGTCATCCGTCTCGTTCGGGCGGCTCATCTTGACGACCCGGGTCACCTCCAGCCCCTCGGCCGCCCGCACCACCCGAATGGCGAGAGCCGTGCCATCTGGACCGGCCGCGCCGACATAGATCTCTGCAGCGCCGTCCGCGACGACACGCGCGGGGTTGGCAATGAGCGACTGCACCGCGGTCAGCTGCGCGCCGCTCAGGTCGGCGATCGCCGAGGTTGCCGACCGCGCCGCCTGGGCCGTGAGCTCCACCACCGCCCGGTCGGAGCTGAGCCGGGCCACGACCTCGGCCGGAGCCCGGGCGATCGGGAAGGCGCCTTGCGGCGTGGCAAGCCAGCTTCTGAAGCCGTTGGAGGTGAGCCAGCTCTGGATCAGGTCGATCGAGGGGCGGTCAGGCAGCTGCTCGAGCTTGTCGCGCATCGCGGGGATCAGCCGTGTGACGCTGGCGCCCGGCGCATAGTCCCAACCCTTGCCGATACCGACCGGCGTGCCTGTCTTCGGGTCGATCCGGTCCCAGTTGTCCGGCAGGGGCTTGTCCGGATCGCCGCCGACGCGCCGGGCGCCCGCTTTCGAGCGCGCGCCGATGACGTAGCAGCTGCATCCCCAGTCCGAGGGCGGATAATGCGCTTTCCAGAACGCATGATCCGGCGCCAGCACCAGCCCGTTCCAGGAAAGGTGCAGGATCCGGGGTTCACGCGATGCGCCGTGCCGGTAGACCCAGAGCGGGAAGCCGCCCTCGGTGAGCTGAGCATGGCGTCCGGCGGCATAGGTGGTCGACATGTTGGTGCGGTAGATCACCCGCGTCCGCCAGGCGCGGCCCGCAGCGGTGTCTTCTCCGGTCCAGCCGTGCCACCCATGCCGCTCCACGATCTGGCGGAAGTCGCGACGGAACTCCTCGAGCGAGGTGCCGGCCGAGATGGCCTTGTCGGTCGCCCCGGCGAGATCCGCCAGGAGGTCGGCCTTGGCAGCACCCGCCACCATGTAGCCGGTATCATGTGCCGAGGTCTGGATATCATCCCAACGGGCGGTCGGGACGAGGTTGCCGAGGCGAAGGCGAAAGGCCGCGACCTGCTCGGCGAAGGGCTTGCCCAGGATGCCGAGGATCGGATCAGCCACTGTCGGCCTCCAGCGCCGTGCGGCCCGCGGCCTCGGCCGCCATCATGCCCGCGGCCATGACGCGGGCGAGGCCGGAGCTGTCGATCGATGGGAAGGCCTCGAGCAGCATCGAGCGGAACTCATCAAGGGAACTGGCCGCCGAAAGCATGGCTTCCACCTGGTCGATCATGGCGGCGATCTCGGGGCCGGCCTCGATCTCCATCCGGTCGGTCAGAAGGTCCTGAGGCGAGCCCCCCGATTTTTTGCCCGCTGAGGGCCCTTCTGCCTGCGGGGCGGCCGTGACACCCGGAAGACCGAGACCCCGTTTAATTTCGCCGGAAAAGTGTTTAACCGGACGATCCTGTTGCGAGGGGTCGACCTGACCCGGCTCCGGCGGGGTGTTCGGGGCATTTGGGGGCGGATTTTGGGGTGTCGTCGCCCCCAGCACCTCCGAATTCTCCTCCGGATCCGAGAAGCCCGCACGGTCGCGGACCTCGCTCGCCTGGACCTTCAGCCCGAGCGGCACGAGTTTGGCAAGCGCATCGGCCAACGTGCCGATGTCTTCCACTTCTGGCCGGGCGATGACCAGGCGCGGATAGCGCTCCTGGGGACCATACTCGAGATCGACCCAGGGCCGGATCAAGTCGCGGTTCAGGATCGCACTCAGCGCCTTGGCATCGGCGCGCTCGATGTCCTCCTGCACCTGCCGGTGTTCCTGGCCAACGGCATGCCCGCCGGCGATCGCGTCCGTTGTGGCCGTTTGGCCAAGCACAGCCTTCGAGATCTGACGATCGAGCCAATCGCTCCGCTTCTCGTAGAGATCCGAGCCCGGTCCGACGTTCTTCGACTCTACGAACTCGATCTCCATGCTCTGGGAAATGATCGCCGCACAATCGCCCGCGATATTGGCAACGGCGCGGAAGAGGGTATCCCGATCTTCCTTGCTGGAGCCGGCGCCATATTTGCCCACCCTGAGTGGCTGGCCATAGGTCTGGGTGAAGATCGCCCAGTCGCGCTGGGTGAAGGCTTTGAACATCCAGCCCCAGGCCGCGACCCGCGCCAGACCGGAGCGCGCGGGGATCCCGGACTTCGCCTTCATCCGTGCGAAGATGTATTTGAACGGCTCCAGCGGCTGCCGCGTGCCATCGTCGGCGAGATAGAGCGGCGTCGTGAGATCCCGCTGCTCCCAGCGGAACCACCGTGGGTCGCGCCATTCCAGACGCTGTGGCTGCCACTGGCCTTCGGACGTGTCCCAGATGATCTCGGTGAAGCTGTAGCCCTTGCCGATACTGTCGAGGATGTCGAAGAGCTCCTCCTGAAGCTCATCGCGTTCGAGCCAGTCGCGCACCATGTCCGCTATTTCGACATCACGCGCCGCATCGCTTGCCGCCTCGACCGTCACGTCGATCTGCGAGACCGATCGACGCCGGGTGCCCAGCACGCCGAGATAATGGGGGTCACGCTCCTCGATCACCTCGGCCAGTTCGAGATAGCGCACCGCTTCGCCGTGATCGGCTTCGCGCAGGATCGATGCGAGGCGGACCGGCGTCAGCCCATCCGCCGGCGTGCCGGCAATCGGAGAGCGCACGCCGGCCAGCGTCGGTCCGGAGATTTCTTCGGTCAGCACCGCCTTGCGCACGGGGCGTCCCCATTGATCGAGCAGGGTCGGGGTCTTTGCCATCAGAGGCCTCCTCTCAGGCCGCCGCCCATCGGCGGGCGCCACCAATCGCGCTGGTCATCATCGTCCTCGGCCGTCCCGAGCGCCTCAGCGGGGCGGCCGGTGGCCCGGTATTCGTAGGGCTGGTAGTCGAGCTGCGCCGCGCCGGCGGCCAGGGCACCGGCCCAGAACCGGTCGGCGTGGCCATCGGTATCACCATCGGCGATCAGCCGGCGCTGGCCGGTCACGCCAACCTGGCTGCGGATCGCATGCAGATCGGCACGCAACGCCGGGTCGCCGGCGGGGATGCGGATCCGGCGATCCTGGAACCGCTCCTTCAACACCGTCGCGAGGTCGAGTTTCACGGCCCCAGAGAAGAGGACGCCTTCCACGCGATCGGTACCGTGACGGCGCTGCGCGTCCTCGACGGGCTTCTCGCCCATGCCGGTCTGGTCGATCGCGCAGCGGACGACGCGATAGCGGCGGAAGACCTCGGCGAGCAGTTCCTCCTGCTCGGCAAAGGTGATGCGACGCTTCGCGATGATCTCACGGGTCCAGAGTACGTCGCCGACCAGCTCCATTACCCAGATGACGAAGAGGTCGTTGCGCGCGGCGATGTCGACACCGACGAAACAGGTCCCGCCGCGGTAGCCATCCGGCTTGCCCGCCGTCTCGCTCTCGACCGAGGAGATCAGGTCATAGTCGAGCCAGGCCGAGGCCTCGTCGAGCCACTTGAGCTCGTATTCCTGCGCCCAGGCATCCTCGTCGGCCATGCCGGCGCGCAGCATGTCGATGTCCCGATCAAGGCCTTGGCGGACCGCCTCGTAAATGTCGGTGACGTGGCGCGACCAGACCGAGCCCTCGGCCGTCATCAGTTCATAGAACTTGTTGCCCTTGCCGTTCGGCGTCGAGATGACACGCAGCTTCTGGCCGCCCTTTGAGATCACCGGGAAAAGTGCGGCCCAGATCTCACGGCTCTTCGCATGGAAGGCGAATTCGTCGAGGATCACATTGGCCGAGAAGCCGCGTGCGGTGTCGGGGTTCGCCGGGAGCGCCGTGATGCGCGAACCGTTGGGGAAGATCGTCTCCATCGCCCTGTAGATGGCGTCGGGCCCACTGTCCTGCGGGGCGCGGAATTCGCTCTCCTCAAACCGCGGCTCGCCACCCTTCACCAGGGTGTTGTAGACCTCGTAAAAGGCCTTGGTGAACGGCTTGATCACCTCGGTCATCGCCTCGGCCGCCTGCCGCTCGCCGCGGCTGAGGATCACCCAGCGCGCGCGCCGTCCGTCGGCCCAGGCACGGAAGCAATCATCGACGCATTCACCGCAGGTCGAGAAGGTCTTGCCGGTCTGACGTGCGAACATGCCGATCTTGAAGCGGCTGTCATCGGAGATCCAGGCACGCTGATAGGGGAGGAAATCGACGACCGGACTGGCCGCAGCTGAGGCAGTCATGGCGTGACTTCCCTGAAGGTCAGGAGATAGGGGCGATCACGCCACCAGGCGATCCGGCCGCGATAGCCGATATGCTCGAACGGCTGATGGCGGCCGAACAGCCAGGCCGCCGCCCGCGTGCGGAGACGCGCGGACCTGAAATGCAGCCCCGCGACCAGCACGAGCATGCCGATGTCATGATCCGCGCTCATGCGAAGCCAAGGATCCGGCGGGCCTTGTCGGCCGCGGCCGCGTCGATGTCGCCGCCCGCGACGGCCGCCTCAAGCTTTGCAGCCTGGTCCTTGCGCTCCTTCTCGCGCATGGCCTGCACGATGCCGGAGGAATGCATCACGTCCTTCATCATGCGGGCGAGGAAGTGCAGCTCCTGGGGGCTGATTTCATCGCCGGTCTTGCTGACCTGAGCCTGCATGACCTTAAAGGCCAGGGTTGTGAGCATCTGGAAGAGCACGTTCTGACGCTGGGCCTGGTCGTCCATGCCCATCTCGCCCAGCCATTCCTGCGCCCAGTCGCTGGCCTGCTCCTGGAGCCGGACGAACTCGCGGTATTCCGAGCCGAACTCGTGCAGCGCGCTCTTGCGGATCCGGAGCTCCAGCCCCTCTTCCTCGAGGCGGAAGTTCAGAGCCTCGGCCAGATCCTCGTAGCCGCCGAAGCCACGCTGGCGCAGCTCGGCTTGCAGCCAGCTCTTCAGCTCGGGCGGCAGGAGGTCGACCTTGCGGGGGACGGGCATGATCAGGCCCTCGGCGAAGGGCGCTGGATCTCCGGGTGAACGGCCAGACCGCGCGCGATCTCGACGCCACGGCGGGTGGCGGTCACCACGACGAAATCGGCACGGTCGTCGTAGCTGGCGAAACCCTGTTCCTTCAGCCAGGCAAGCTCGGTCACGACCTCGGAGCGAGTTGAGGGCAGGCCAACGCCGAACAGCACGTCCTGGAGGATGGAGGCGTTCGAGGTGTATTCGGCGCAGGCCTCAAGATGGCGCAGGATCGCGAGGCGGCGGTGCATGCGGGTCCGTTCAGCGTAGTTCACCGCTTCCCTCCTTCAAGCAGGTGGTCTTCGTGGCGCGAGACGATCGACTCGAGCCGGCTCATGACCTTGGTGTTGCCCTCCATCACGGCGGCGAGCGCCTTCAGGTCGCCAGACATCTCGACAAGCCGGAGCTCCAGCGTGTGCATGTCGCTCGCGGCCGGGAGCCCCCTGACGGTCTGCTCGATCCGCTCGATCCGCGCGTCGTGACGGTTCATTCGGTCGGAGCCTTCCTTCAGGCGTTCTTCCAGATCCCGGGTGCGGGTGCGGTACCAGGCGAAGACGGCGGTGCCGGCCGAGACGGCGACGCTGGCGAGCCCCATGAGGCTGATCGTGGTGTCGAAGGCGATGTTCACGGGGCGGCCTTCCCGCAGCCCGCATCCAGACCCGCGATCAGCTGGCGCCCGGTCGCGAGCGACTTCGGGCCGCCATCCTCGGCCAGCGCCGCGGCATGACGGGTCGCCAATGGTTCGAGGCCCGCGCAGAGCGCGCTATCGTTGGTCGCGACCGCGGGCGCGCAGCCAGTCGCGATCAGCGTCAGCATCAGGGCCGGTCGCAGCATCCACCGCATTGTCGATCCTCTTTCTGGTTTGCAGTTCCGACGCGGCTGCCTCGGCGGCGACGTCCTTCCTGGCCGCCTTTGATCCGGAGACCCGGCCGTAGCCGAAGGCGGCGGCGATCGCGGCGATCACGCTGCCGAGCAGCGCGAGAATGGCGGTGAGGCTGATCACAGGATCCGTCTCCAAACGAGCCGGTAGTTCGGCGCGTGGCGTTCGGCCCAGGCCCAGAGCCCGAAGACGATCGGCATGACGGCCATCACGAAATCCAGGACGGCGGACTCGTTCGCGAGGCCGAGGTGAGTGGCGAACCAGCCACCGAGATCGATGCCCATGGCATTGCAGATCACCGTCGCGATCATCAGGAGCGCGGCGTAGAAGCTGCGCGCGTGCCAGGCGGGAAGCGGGGGAAGAGACGGGTTGCCGGTCATGCCGCCACCTCGCCATCCGCCTCGATGCGCGCGGCTTCCATCGCGCCTCGGATGACCCGGCGCAGCCAGCCTCGCCCGTAGATTTCGAAGTGTCCGCGCCCGGCATAGTAGATGCCGCGCTCGGCCTGGAAGTTGACGATCAGCTCGGGGTCTTTGCCGCGCCGGCGCATCGCCCCGCGGGTGCGAGGACCGATGACGCCGTCGGAGGTCTCGCCGAGGGCGGTCTGCATCAGCCGCACCGCGGTATCCTGCCCCATGTTGACGACGGCGTCGAAGTAGACGCTGGCAGCGGCGAGCGGCAGCAGGTCGCACTGGGCGGGATCCCAGTATTTCGTGCGGTAGATCTCGCGTGCCTGCTCGAGGGTGAGCGCCTTGATGTCGACGTTCGGGTTGTAGCGCTTGGCGATGCCGAACTTGGTCTCGCCCCCCGGATCGCGCGGGTCGTTCACATAGTCCCCCTCCTCGCCGATGACCTCCTTGAAGCAGGTCACGAACTTGTCCTGATCGGGCATGAAAACCTCATCGAATGATGAGGCCAGATTGCCCTTGAAGGGGGTGTCAAAACATCCGCAACGGTGTGCGGGTGACAGTCAGAAGAGGCTGGGTTGCCGCGGATCGGGGGCAATGTTGCCCGGGCCAGCCTTCAGCCAGCGGCGCACGGCAACGTCCGTCATGTGCAGTCTGCGGGCGATCTCGGCCACAGGCAAGCCCCGTGAATGCCAGACCTGCGCGATCCAGGGTTTCGTGGTGGGAATGCGGACCTTGAGGTGCCCCACAGCGACCGCCAGCTCCTGTGCCCGCTGGGCCCCCACATGCTGGACGAGGCGGGACTTTCCCTTGGGCGTGGCCGACAGGTAGATTTCGGAACCACCGAACTCGAGAAAGAAGTCGATGGCGCCGTCGATGCCCAGAATCTCGACATAGGGCTGAATATGCGCCGGAGGTTTGGGAGTACCGGTCATCCCGAGCCTCTCCCGCGTTCGGGGCGTGCGGCCGACATCACGGTGACGACGGACCCCATCGGCGAGAGGACATACCGGTGCCCCTCGATCAGCACGGCCGAGGCGCCGGCCAGGGCGACGCGATCGACGCGTCGGCCGATCTCCCGGCGCACCCGCTCGACATCGAGCCCTTCGACCCGCTCCAGGTAGCGCAGGACGGCATGGTCGGTGACGGTGACGATCGACTTCTTCACGGGTCCACCTCCACACCATTGCGCGCGCACATGGCCTTCAGGGCGTCGATCACGGTGGCGATCTTGTCCCAATCGCGCAGCGCATCGACGTCGACAGGGACCGACCCCCAGCTGTTCTCGAACCGGGCCCGGATGAAGGCGTTGAGACCGGCCCGTCCGGGCTCCCGCAGGGCACCGGCTTCACCAAGGCGGCTCCAGAGGACGTGGACGAGGCGCAGATCGGCGCGGGGCGCACGGGGATAGCGCTTGCGGGTGGGCGCCGTTTTCCTGAAGCCGCGCGCCTCCAGCGCGGCGACCATCGCCTTCAGCTCCCCCTCGTCCATGTCGCGCAAGCTCGCCTTCCCGGTCACGACGAGCTGCAGGTCGTGCCGCGTATCCTGGTCGAGGCCGAGCTGGCGGCAGGCGAGATGGATCTTGCGCTGGAGGGAGCGGATCATGGTCAGGCCTTCGCCAGATCGATCGTGACGGTTTCCCAAGGCGCATCGACGGTCTCGCGGGTCTGGATCCGGTAATAGGTCCTGGAGCCCACGACGCGGATCGCAGCCCGCAGCGCCTCCATCGCCTTCACCCAGCGGGCATCGTTCACGTCGAGCCGCAGCAGAGTGAACAGGAGTGCGCGGTTCACCTGGCCCTCCTTGTCGGTGTTGAAGGTCTCGGTGATCAGCGCACGGATCTCGGGGCGGCTGTCCGCGGACCATTCGTTGAGGCATTCGTCGAGCAGCTGCTTGCCGACCTGCAGCTCCGGCCCGAAATCCATCAGATCCGCGACACGCACCTCGACCTTCATGAGGCCGTCATAGGTCTGATAAGTACGGTTGCCCTTCGGGCCGCCCTTGGTGACGCCGTATTCCTGCTCGAGGAGCGCGTCGAAACTGCCGAGATCCTCGAAGGTGTGGGCCTTGAAGCGCGAGACCTGGTCGCTCAGCGCCAGGGCGTAGCCCATGACCTTGCGAACGGTATCGTCCTCGAGCTTGTGCTGGGCCTTGACCAGCTCGGCCGGCCAGAGCGCGCCCTTGGCGTCGCGCATGTAGTTCTTGCCGTCGACCTCGATCAGGGCACTCGGCACCTTGGCGGGGGTGAAATCCGACATGATGGTTCTCCTAGGCAGGGATGAAGAGGGCCTCGGGCGGATCTTCGCCCGGGGGTGTGGCGGCAAGACCGAGGCAGGCGAGCGTGGCGGCCATGGCCTCGATCTCTTCGATCGTCACGAGGGTGGCCCCGCGCGGGCCGAGCGCATCGACCTTGCCGACGCCGCGCGAGGCGAGGCTCAGCATTTCGGCGGGATCGAAGCGGGCGGGATCAGTCATCGGTCACCTCCGTGATCCTGTTCCGCGGGCAGCCAGCGCAGGCGCGGTACATGCGCAGGCGGAGCGGGTTGCCGGCGGCGAAGGTGCGGGATTTCTCCCGCCAGCTGCGGCATTCGTTCAGGGGCATCAGCCCGAGGGCCGGGCAGTCGACGCGCGCGTGCCGGAACACACCCATGAAGCGGTCTTCCAGTGGCGTCAGATCGGCCGGATACTTGCGCCGCAGCACCTGGCTGATCATCGAGGCGGAGACGCCGAGGCGACCGGCCACCTTGTTCTGGCTGGCGGCGGCGCATTCGGCGGCCAGGGCGGCGACCCATTCGGGCAGCGCCTCCCCCCAGGCTTCTTCGGCAATCGCGAGGGGACCGGTCATTTCGAAGCTCTCGCGACGTGGGTGAAGTCCTCGAGGTTCTCGTCCCAGACTGCCCGCACCCGGCGCTCGCGCGGCGGGCGCGGGCCGGTGTTGCGGATCAGCTGGTAGGTCGCCTCACGCTGGCCCGGCACCGCCCGGCGGACGGCACGCAGGTAGTTGGCCCTGAGCAGCGCCTGGCAATAGGCCCGGGCCGCTTCGACCGTGACCAGGACCGTCGGCGTCGTGGAGTGCGCCGCCAGATCGACCGGCGTGAAGTGCTTGAGCCCGCGCATCGAGTTCCAGAGGTTCTGCGGCACCGACCCGGTCGGGCGCTGCTTCGGTGCAGCCTTCGGGTCGACGCGGTAGAGGTTGCGCTTGGCACCTTCGTGCTTGCGCTGGACCAGCTCGCAACGGCCGGCGTCAAGCCAGCGGCGCACGACCGCGCTGGCCCGCTCGTGCGACACATGGGCCTCGGCGGCGATCTCGGAATAGCCGAAGGTACCGAGGCGCAGGGCGACGGCCCAGCAGCTGTCCTCGATGAGGGCGGTGGGCTTGCGGGGAAGGCGTGCCATCAGCTGACCCTCCGGCGCGCCATGGTCTGCTCGGCACGGCGCCGGGCTGCCACCTCGCGGCGGGGCGCGGGGGCTTCGCCGGTGAAGAGGGCGCGCTTGCCCCAGGTGGCGGCGTCAACCCGGGTCAGGCCCTGGACGGTGGCATGCTCCGCGATCGTGGCGAGGTTGATCGACACCCGGCGGATCGAGCCCTGGGCCGCCTGCAGCACCAGCTGGCGCAGATCGTCGGTCACGGTGATGCCCCGGGCGTAGATGGGCACGAGGTGACCGACATCCTCGATCGTCGCGGCTTCCGCGCCGACCCAGTCGAGCATCCGGCCATGCACCCGCTCCCAGGCCCGTAGCTTCTGGGGCAGAAGCTCCTCGCCGATCAGGATCACCGGTACGCCCGAGGTCTCGTGCAGGCCGCGGACCACCTCGATCATCTGTTCCTTGCAGAGGTAATCGGCCTCGTCGAGCAGGAGCGGCCGGTTCGTCTGCGCGAGCTCGGCGGCGACCAGGTTGAACAGAACCGGCGCGGTGGCCGTCGTCTTGTACCGAAGGCCAAGCTCGGTCGCGATCTCCTGCAGCATGGTTTTGGGGTGCCAGAGTGCCTGGATCTGGACGTGACAGGCCTGGTAGCGGTTCATCGCGTAGGTCGCGGCCGTTGTCTTGCCGTAGCCCGAGGGACCGTAGAACGTGCCCATGCCCGGTAGCCCGAAGGCGCGGTTCTGGATCCGGTCGATCAGCGTCAGCAGTGCCGCCACGTTCCGCAGCGGCGCAATGGTATTGTAAAGTCTCGTTTCTTCGGTCATCTTTCCCTCACACTGCTCAAGTGCCACCACTCGATGCCGCCGCTGGGCCCGCAGCCCGCGGCGGCATTTTCATCCAAAAATCCCGTCGCCCATGTCCTCCCAGAGCATCCGCTCGGCGCGGTACTCCGGTGTGGTCTGATAGGCGTTCAGCCAGCGCTGCTGGTCGGGGGTGATGCCTTCGCCGCGCTCGGTCTGACGCTCGAGCTCGAGCGCGCGGCCGAAACGGGCGCGGGCTGTCTCCTCGGCCTCTACCGGCTGTGGCCGGCGGCTGCCGAGGTCGGCGACGGTCGCCGCCTGGGCCTCGCGAGGCGCCTGTCCGTCCCGGGAGGCCTTCTTGCCGAAGGTAGGCTTGATCACCTTTGCCTCCGGGGTCACGGGATTGCCAAGCGACGCGCCGTCGAGCGCGCCACCAAGCTCGGCGGCCGTCAGGCGACGGTGGGCTGCGGCAGCCTTCTTCACAGAGGCCTGATACTCGTTGCGCACGCGGGCGAAATTGCGGGCCTCGTCCGCGTCGAAGAAGCCGACCTTGTGGATACAGGGGGCATGCCCGAGGTAAGCGTTGTCCGCGCTGTACACGTGCAGGCCGGCCCAGAAGTCGGCGAGGTCGAAGCGGATAACGACGCGCTGACCGGAGATCTCATGCATCCAGTCCGCCCAGAAGCGGTTCTCGGCGAACCGGATCTCCCCGGTGTTGCGGTCTGCCCGGACGCCCTTGGCCCCCAGCAGCCACAGGCGGCGCTGCGCCTCGGTCGCCTTGCGGATCGGCGCGGTGGCATAGCTCTCGTCGAAGACATCGGCGAAGGAGCGACCGAAGGCGACCTCGGACCGCCGGCCCTGTCGGGTGTTGTGCTCATCGATGCCCTCGGCGACGACCTTGATGAACTCGTCCAGGTCGATCGCGCGGGAGCCGTAATCCTCGGGCTTCGCATCGGGGCGGTTACCCGTCCATGCACCGTCGAAGCGCGGGTCGCGGGAGATCGTATCGCACATGTCGCGGAAGGCCCGTTCGATCGGTTTCGACTGGCCGCTGTAGGGCGTCGACCAGTGGATCTCACAGCCCAGCGCGGTGAAGAGGCCCGGGATATCGTCTTCCTTGGGTTTGAAGCGATACCGTGTCGAAGCCTTTCCGGTGATCGCCTTCGCGGCAAATTCGCGGCCGTTGTCGAGGAGGACGTGTTCGGGGATGCCCCAGGTCTCGATCATGTCGCCGGCGGCGAGCTGTACCGCGGTGCTGTTCGCGCTGAGGTCGATCCGCCAGGCGAGGATGCGGCCGGAATAGATGTCCTGGAAGGCGACCATCTGGGGTCGCACCGGATGGTTGATCTTCGGCCAGTTCACCCAGACGTCGAACTTGTGGAAGTCGCCGGTCACGGCCTCCATGGCGACGAGGCAGGTCTTGTCCCGCACTTGCGGCGGGAACATAGTCTTGAGGGCGTCGACGCCCTTGCGGCAGAGCACCTGCGTCGGCTTCGACACCTGCGCGTCGAACCAGCGCCGCAGTGTCCGTTCGGGCACCGTGTCCCAGCCCTCGCGCGCAGCGACGCGCTCGGCCCGTCGGTAGCAGGAGCTGAAGCTGGGCTGCGCCGTCCGCAGGAAGTCGCTCTTCACGAAGTCGAAGAACTCGGGCGAGCAGTCCCGGACGGGGCCATCGCCTCCGCCCTGGCGCGGGGCGAGGTAGGCCAGCCGGTCGTCGGGGCGGACCCCCTCGATCAGTGCGAACCAGGTCCAGATCGTGCGGGCGCCTATCTTGCGATGCCGGGCGATATCGCTGACCGCGCGGTCACGGCCGATCGCCGGTTCAAGCGCCTCGACTTCCTGGAGGATCTGCAGCCGGTCCCGCGCCTTCTTCTGGCGATGCTCGGGCTGGGCCTCGAACCATCGCCACGCGTCATCGCGACCTTGCCGCTCAGGCTGCGCGGCAACGGCGGCGCCGGTCAGCAGCTTGCGCTGTGCACGGGCCGGCAGAAGTCGCCAGCTGTATTCCCAGCCGCCGCCCCGCCCTTTGCGGCGACGGGCGAGCCCGGGTTGGGCGCGCCAATGGTGACGCTCGGCCATCTGGTTCACGCCGCGCTTCGTGGCGGGCACGTCCGGCAGGCCACTGGCCGCGATCTCGTCGGCCGTCCACCATTCCTGGGAGGGGGCGACAAGGCTCATTCGGCGGCCATCCCGCCGACCCGATGGTCGGCCTCGTCATCGACAAGCGGGGCGACCTCATCGAAGAGCTCTTCGATGAAGCGCCTACGGGCAGCTTTCGGCGCCCGTTTCCAGGCATCCATCAGCTTGTTGAACCCCTCTTCAACGGGGTCTTTAACGGGGGGCTCAACGCCGCGTTCCTGGGCCGCATATGCCTTCCGCGCCTCGGCTGCCGTCCTGGCGCGGCCTTCAGACAGGGCGGCAACGACCGCGTAACGCTCGGGCGGTTGACCGATCTTCGAGATCTCGGTCAGGTCCTTGAGGGTGACAGGACGCTTCGCCGCGCGCAGCAGGCTGCGATCTTTGGGGTCTAGCTTGGCGCCGGCGGCAACGAGACGCTCAACTTGCCGACGTGACAGGGCAAACTTTTCAGCGGTTGCGGCAGCAAACGACACGATGTCGTTTGCTGAACCCTGACGAGCTCGCCCGCCAGCCACGCCCGCCTTGGTCTCCGGGTGCAGCCGCTCGTAAACCTCCTTCCGGGTCGCCAGGAAGATCGCGGTGTCGAGCGCGTTCAGTTCCGCCCCCGCGATGTTGTCGTCGACCTCCATGAGGCGCGCCCAGTCATCGGTGACGTTGGTCCACACCTTGGCCGCGATCCGCTCCCAGCCGAGCCGTCGCGCGGCCGCAAGCCGGTGACCTCCGGCGATCAGGACCAGCTTGCCGTCCTTCAGCTTGCGCACATGGATCGGGTCCTTCATGACGCCGAGCTCGCCGATCGAGGCAACCAGGCTCTCGACTGCCGCTTCGGAGACGGGACGCAGGCGACCGCGCTCGATCACGTCGGCAACGGCGACTTCGTCGATCTTCAGGAGTGTGGGAGATGTCATCCGCGCGGGGCCTTCGTCATGGTGTAGTAGAAGCGCCAGCCCTGGGCCGTGGCCTGCTTCACGCAGGCGATCTCGGCGCCGTGGTGGCGAAGTTCGGAAATGCAGGCGTTCACCGCCATCACCCGGCCTCGGCGCACGATGTCGCGCGTCGTGTGGGCCTTGCCATCCCGCAGGACCGCCAGCACCCGCTGAAGCCGGGGAGAGGTGAGCGCCGCCGCGTGCATCAGGTGCGCCCGTAGGTCGCAGCAAGGTGGCGGCGGATCTCGTCCAGGATGCCGGCTTTCTGCAACTCGGCCATTTCGGCCATCATCGCGTCAGTTGCTTCGACGAAGTTGCTATGGGCCCGGCGCTGGGCGCTCATACTGGCGCCAGGGCGGTGGTGTTCGATGACGGCCGCAGAAGCGGTGTTGAATTGCTCGATCACCCTGTTCCAGCGCTGGCGCGGGCTCGGCGCGGTGGGGGCTTCCTTCTTTCGACTGAACATTGGCGTTCCTCCTTTGAACGTCTTCACGGCAGCACATCGGTCCAGCCGAAACCGGCTGCGATCCAGATCCCGCTGATCAACATGACGGCGAGCGCGGCCCCTCCGACCCAGTTGGCCGTGTGGCTATCCTCGAAGGTCCGGATCTGACCGATCAGCCAGCGCCAGCCCGCACGCAGGGGCGAGTAGGAAACGTGCGGACCGGCGGGCTCACGCGCCACCGCCCCTTGAGTGGTGGCAGTCTGCTCGGCGGCGCGGAGAAGTGGGGAGATATGGGTCATGCCGCATCCTCCGGATGTTGGGTTTGGAGAACGGGAAGCCCCAAGCTATGCTGGCGGAGCCGAGGGGCGTTGGAGCGCCCCCCGACACCTGACATCCCCTTCTGAGACCAGCAAAAGGAGACGTGTTCGATGAGCGACGAGACTAAGAAGCGGCTAGTCGAATTGCGGTCGAAAACTGGTGAGGCGCTGCAAAAGTTGGCGGAAAACCCGGACCTCGCAAAAGGGACGATTGGCGGGCTTGTTCTGGACATGCTCCGGTCCGGCGAGGAGGTGTCGCGTGGCACGATCGTGCGGGAGCTAGAGGTGATGGCGTTGGGCCTAAGCAACCGGCCGGGCGCAAACGACGTCTTGGCAAAGGGTGCGCTGAAGGTCATTTTTGACCTCCCGAGCTAGCGGGCGTCTGACATGCGATTTCCTGCATCATCGCTCGAATGATGAAGCCCATGTCATCGCCGCCGCGGCGGTGATTTTCGGCGCGCCGCTTATCCAGCCAGGTGGTGAACGCTCCCCATGGATCGTCTGCCGCTGTGACCTCGCTGATCGTGGCAATCATCTTCTGGTCGCGCATCACACCTCCTCCAGATCGACGATGACGAACGGCCAGAGCTCGCCGCGCGCTTCCGCGCGGGTACGGAGCCTGTCGGCCTGTCTCGGGGTGCCCAGCCAGGCATAGGTTGTGCCGGTGGTGACACCGCGTCCGCTCAGGTGCAGGTATGCGCGGGCCTTGGGGTCGCGGAGGCGGCAGCGAAGGGCGCTATGGTCGACGGTCGGTCGGGGACGGGAGCTGAGCATCAGGCTGCCTCCGACGACTTCGGCGGGCGCGGGATGTCGCTGGGCCACTCAAGATCTTCTGGCCAGTGATCGGAGAACCAGGCGAGAAGCCTTGCCGCCGTAGTGGTGCGGCAGTCTCGCCCCGCCTTCAAATTCTTGAAGAAGTCGCCCTTCCCAAGGGCCCGCATGGAGACTGCGTAGTGCGTCACTCCTTGGTGCATAGCCAAGGCGTCAGCGAGGAAAATAAGGGCGTCTCTCTGTTCCATGCCAGAAGATTAGCCTGATATGGCGATACATTGCAAGCCAGCTATGGCTAAGTATTGTTGATTTAGCCATTTTAGGCTAATAGGCCGCATGGACCCGATTCTTTCTGAGATAGACAAGGCCTTGAAGATCAGGGGGTTGAGCGATGCCGCTGCATCCAAGCTCGCTGTCGGGAACTATTCGCTTATCAAGAACATGCGGACCTCCAGATCAGAGGAGAAGCGCTACAACGTGGCTGCGCTGCAGAAGCTTGCGGACGTGCTTGGCCTTGAGTTCTATTTCGGGCCACCACGTGACAGCGGGCCTGTTGAGAACGTTACAGTCGATGGCGTCGAATTCGCTCAAATTCCCCTACATGCCGCTGCACTGGCTGCTGGCGACGGGGCGGAAAATGGTGCTGAGTCGGTGGTCGACCAACTTGCCTTTCGCAGAGACTGGCTCAGGAAGATCGGCGTCTCTGCGTCGAACGCGGTCCTCGCACGGGCGAGCGGAGACAGCATGCTGCCGTCCATCCACCCGGGCGATCTACTTCTAATAGACACTTCGAGGACCAATCCTCCGGGAGGAGTTAGGTCCCCAAAAGATCTGCGGCCTGTTCCGATTTTTGCTATTCTTGACGATGGGTTAGCGCGAGTTAAGCGAGTGGCCTTCGTTGAGGAGGGCAAGATTGCGTTGCTTTCAGATAACCCAGCTCATCCGCCAGATTTTCGATCCAGCCGCGATGTTACGATCATCGGGAAGGTTATGTGGTGGGGCCATACCGTTAGGGAGTAATTCGGTGTTCAGGGCAAAATGTCGGAAATGCGGTGACATGGTTCTGACCCTCGATCTGCACGAGGGGCTCTGCGAGCATTGCTTGCTGGACTACAAGCGTGACGCAGCGGAAGCCCGGGCGCAGGGGGCGGCGAGGCGTGCTGATATTGCACAGACAATTTCTAACATGCTCGTCACCACCGAAACCCACCTCTCCGAGCCGATCGCCGAGCGGATCGAGGTGATCTCGGCCGAGGCAGTGCTGGGGATGAACATCTTCCGCGACATTGGTGCGGCTTGGCGCGACGTCGTCGGTGGCCGGAACAAGAGCATGCAGGACGAACTGCGCGCCGCGCGAAAATCCGTCCTGAACGAGCTGAAGCGCGAGGCGGCCGAACTCGGCGCCAATGCGGTGATCGCCGTCGACCTCGACTACAGCGAGATCTCGGGGGGCGGGAAAAGCATGATGCTGCTGGTCGCCTCTGGGACGGCCGTGAAGTTAGGTGTCTAACCAGAGAAGCTTTTCGCTCACCCGCTGCCCTCCTACCGATGCCTTCATCGCCGGTATCACGGAGTGCAGGAACAGGTCCTGCTGGTGCTCAGTGAGGGCACCATAGCCCTTTGACACGACGAGCATGGCCACAGCGATCTCCTCCGCGTTCTCCCTGGTGTCGAGAAAATTCAGCTCTACCGCTTCTGTCAGAAATTCATGCAGGTCAGCGTCGAAGTGGATTGCGTCGGCCATGATCAGTTCCTTCTTCCGGGCTCAAGCGAAGGCCGTGAGGAGGCCCGGCATCGACATGCAGATCAACTTGGCTGAGGACTGCGGGTTCCGGTAAGCCGTTGAAATCGACGGGAGCAGCGATCCATTCGATCGCGGGGTGGCAAGAAACCGCCGCCGCGCATCAGGCCTCCCGGCAGGTGATCGCTACACATGCTAAGTAGTCGGGCAGCTGTGGGGCTGGGCCCAAGGGAGTCGCAAGATGACCCGATGTTCCTCCCTGTTCGATGTGATCAGGGAAATCGAGGCGGAGACAGCATCACTGCGCGCCCTGGGTTCCGAGATGGCGCAGCAGGTGAGCGAGGTGGAGCGGTCCCTGGTCCAGTTGCTCGGCGAACTCGAAGACCAGCTGCCATTGACCAGAGGGCTGATCCTGAAGGAGTTGCAGGACGCAGCCACGCGTGCTGCCTCGGCCGAGGCCTCCCTCCTGAACAGTGAAACCCTGATCGAAGCGCTGGGCGTGCTTGTCGACCGGATCCGCAGAGACGGCATGTTGCGCTAGGCTTTCAGCTAGGGCCGCACTGAAGATGCGGTCTGGGCGAGCGGGAACCAGATTTTGACTGAAACTCAGATTTGTTCCTGTTATGTTCCTGTCTCAACACGAGTCAGGAACACCCCATTGAACACCCCCTTAACACCCGTTGAACCCGTCCGGCCGGCTGCGCCCTGGCTGGGCGGAAAGCGCAACCTGGCGAGACGCATCTGCGCCCGGATCGAAGCGATCCCGCACACCACTTATGGCGAGCCCTTCGTGGGTATGGGCGGCGTTTTCCTGCGTCGTGCCAACCAGCCGCGGTGCGAGGTGATCAACGACCGGGGGCGCGACGTTTCGAACCTGTTCCGGATCCTGCAGCGCCACTATCCACAGTTCCTCGAGGTGCTGCGGTTTCAGCTGACGACCAGGGCGGAGTTCAACCGCCTGGTCTCGACCGATCCCGAGACGTTGACCGACCTCGAGCGGGCGGCGCGTTTCCTCTATCTCCAGCGCACCGCATTTGGCGGCAAGGTGTCGGGGCGGAACTTCGGCGTGGCCAAGGATCGGCCCGGCCGATTCAACCTGACAACGCTCGAGCCGATGCTCGAGGATCTTCACAGCCGCCTGGCGGGCGTCGTGATCGAGTGCCTGGACTGGTCGGAATTCATCACCCGCTACGACGGGCCGGGTACGCTCTTCTATCTCGATCCGCCCTACTGGGGCTGCGAAACCGACTACGGCAAGGCGATGTTCGGCAGGGAAGATTTCACCAGGATGGCCGCGCAGCTCGCAGGGATCCGCGGGCAGTTCCTGCTGTCGATCAACGATGTGCCCGAGGTGCGGGAGATCTTCGGCCGGTTCTCGGTCGAAGAGGTGAAGACGACCTACACCGTTGGCAAAGCCGACGACCGCTCAGGCGCTCGGGCCGAACTGCTTGTGTCCGGGGGGTAACGATCAGTCATGCCCGTCCCGCGCCCCTCCGCGAACCCTTTCCGCGCAATGCGTCTGGCTGATGCGGCTCGGCAGGGGATGCTGATCACGGTGCGCTGTCCGCTTTGCCGCCGAAAGACCAACTTCTGGGCTGCCGACTTGCTCAAGGTCCTCGGCCCGGACTTCCCGCTTCACCAGGCGCCTTTTCCCTGCTCCCGCTGCCGCACCTCGGAGATTGACGTGACCTGGCGCGTGCCGGCGCCGAGCACACTCGCAGGCTTGACCGTGCGGCGGCCGGTCGGACAGGTTGTGCGTTGGATATGGCGCGACGAGAGGGCCTGAAGCATGTGCAACCTCTATTCCAGCACGACCAGCCAGGAGGCGATGCGGCGCCTGTTCCCGGACCTTTCTGACAAGGCTGGCAACCTCGGGCCCGGCACCTTTTATCCGGACCAGATGGCGCCGATTATACGGCATGCGGGAGATGGCCTGGAGCTGGCGAAGGTCCGTTGGGGCATGCCGTCGCCATCATTTGCGCTGAAGACCCAGCGGGACCCTGGGGTCACCAACGTCCGCAACCTGTCCTCGTCGCATTGGCGGCGCTGGCTGGGGCCGGCGCATCGCTGTCTTGTGCCGGTCACGTCGTTCGCGGAGCCGGTGAAGGGCGGTAATCAGTGGTTTGGTCCTGCGGATCCCGGCATGACGATGTTCTTCGCGGGCATCGAGACGCGGGGCTGGCACTCGGTTCGCAAGGTGAAGGACGGCGAGACGGAGGACGATCTATTCGCCTTCCTCACCTGCCCGCCGAACGCAGTGGTCAAGGCGTTTCACCCCAAGGCGATGCCGGTGATCCTGACCAAGCCCGCGGAGTGGGAGGCATGGCTTTCAGCCCCTTTCGAGACCGCGCGCGAGCTTCAGCGGCCGCTGGACGACGATGATCTGGTGCTGGTCGAGAGTGACGGTTCGGGCTCGTAGGCACCGACTTCCGGGCGGCTACAAGCCAAGTCGGATTCGAGTGCCGAGCGCGAATAGTGCTCCACCCAAAATCCGCCACGGCCGCCGAAGTCGAGATCTCGCTACAGCTGTACTCCCTCCCACAGGATCTTGCCGGACGCCTCGTCAATGCAAACGCCATCGGCGACAAATGCTTCGATCCAAGGATTGTGGCCGCAGGTAATGAAGCCTTCGTGGCGCACGCCTTCAACTGACTGAAATTCTGCTGGGTAGGGGTTGGGGGACGGGTTGTTGTAGTCTGCTTGGCCCATCTGCTCTGCGATCGAGTAGCTCTGGCTGGCGTAATACAGCTCTACAAATTCCCTAACCTTCTTGGGGGAACGATGGGCGCTTAGGACACAGATGATCGGCTTGTCGACAGCCGCGTGATCGCCAATCCATGCCCACTTGATGATCCAAGCTTTCATGTCATCAATCCTTACAAGCTCAAACGCTAGCTTACTTGCGGCCTTCTGCGATGTTCCTGCTGTCTGCAAGGAGGTCTTGCGCAAGACGCCTGACTCGATCGATCTCCTTGATTAGTCTTTCGCAAATTTCAGCTTTGTTCTCTTCCCTAAGGCTGTCAAAAAGCTCCTCGAAGTATGATGTGTCGAGATCATACCATCGAGCCATTACCTTTACATCGAAGCGAGCTGCGCTCGACGCGGCAGTGTTGACAGCCCTGTTTACTCTGACGCCTTCCGAGAAGACCCCGTCAACGCTCGCATTTTGGCGGCCACGAATTAAGTCGTGCACCCCACCCTCGAACTCGTCAAGCTTTTGAATTGCAAGAGTGACAGGACCATCGACTGCAGACTGGAACCTCGCCAAGGCGTTAACTTGCGAGAGTTGCCTGCTCGTCCAAACTGCCTGGGTGATGAGCCCAAAGACAGCCACGATACTGCCAACAGCACCAGTCCATGCCGCGACGCTATCGGCAGTCATCTTTTCGCTGGCGGAAACTTCTTGCTTCGGCCGGAAGTGCCCAACCAGACGACTCTCTCTATCCCAAGACGGAAGTCATCCTGCAAAAGGCTTGGCAGACGGTCGAAATTGAACTTCGTGCGGAACTTCTCCTCGCCCAAGCTTCGCAGTGATGTTGCCAAAAAGCCTTGGACAAAGGATGGCGTTACAGTGTCAAGGTCCTCTGGAGCAACAATAGTCACCGGCTCGTCCGACAGGTCGAGATCATCCATATGATAGTGCTTGCGCGCGTTGAACCCACGTGGTTGACCGGTAAGCATCCTTACCTCACCACGCGTCAGATCTTTAAGATCAACCTGTGCCATTGGCAGTTCGCTCCAAATACTCTCTGTTCAACGTGAACGCCATAGTAACTAGTGTGCCCTTGAACTCTTCATCAAGGCCGATGACGAAGCGTTTATCCGGAGGTTCACTCTCGCTGTTGGCCTCATTGAACCATATTTCTCCAGGAGTACCAAACTTCCACATGTTGCTGCGCACAAGGGGGAAGCCAATGTGGATGCAGGTTCTTCCAGACACAATCGCTAGCTTAGCCTTGCTCGTTTCTGATTCGATCCCGGCAAGGTCAGCAAACAGCCTTAGGATGTCGCTGAACCCCGTACCGCCGCTGCCACGTTCAACGGCTTCCGGATCTCTCGACACTCCTGGCTGCAGCGCGAAGATAGTTTTCAAATGCTCAGATGCAAGCTGCTTGTTGACGAAAGCGCCGCGATGAGCGCGTACATACCGATCCATCCGATCTTTGATCTCGCTAGGACATGTATCAATCGTCTCAGCGACCGATGAACCAACACTTAAGAAGGCGAGCTGACACTGGAAGCTTGGGGAGTTATCCGGGCCCCTACGCACGGTCATGCCGGACACCATCCAGTCTCCGTCGTCTGGAAACTGTATAGGGTTGCTGTGCCTCTCTGCATTGTCGAGTGTTTCACCAACGATCGTTTTAACCAGTCGCCGCCCCACGCGAGAGAGTTCCTGTTGCACACAAGTGGCGAGCCACTCGTCGATCGCGTCGCAGAGCTCGTCTCCGGTCTTCTCCTTGGTTTGCGGTTCTAACTGTAGCGTTGGGCTGGTAGAGGTGCCCGGAGGGCGCCTCTGTTTGACAGGAAATGCCCAAATGTCCTGTTTGCCTGACCATACTGGAAGGACCTGCATACTCAGAGTTTCGTCCAAGCGTAGCGCCGCCATGACTTTGGACATTGAGTTGGAGATCGCTCCGCCGACAAAGATGGGCAGCATGTCCTGTCTCATAACGGAAAGCACGAGCCAAGGTCCGATGTCCAAGCAATGCTCGTCCGTGAAATCGATAGATGCGGCGAGGCATTGTGCTTCCGAATTTGCAATACTCGCCAGGGTTTTGATCGTCGCTGATGGGTTCTCGAGGAACGAAAAGTTTGAGACCGTAACCTGTTGAGATTGCCTAACTTTGATGCGCTTAGGAACGCTCAGCCAAGCCTTCTCCCTGTTTTTGACTAAGCCGCCTAGAAGAACGGAAGGTTTATAGCTGCCTAGCAGAAGTTCTCTGTGGATGTTTCTTACCGCTTTCTCAGGGAGTTGGCCGCGCTTTGCTGCGACAATCACTTTTCGTGCAAGAGCCTTTCCGTGCTGCCTTCGCGATAGAATTGCATGTCTCTGCTTAGATGAAGCTTGGCGCAGGCGATCATTGCCGGAAATCCAGCGGCGTCGAAGGAACGCTGTTATCCTTGCCCGTTCGAGGAACTCACTGTTGCCGACACGATCATATGAAAGCAGTTGGTCAATATCTTCAACTCGCCAACTTCTCTTTGGCGGGCTGGGAATTTTACTCATGAGATCAACCTACTTCACGCGACCGTCATTGAAGCTATCGTGTCGTCACGGACGCGTCCATCCACGAGTTTCCATTACCTACCACTACCTGGCACCTGTTCGGGGAAATCGCTTCCCGGTTTGCTTCGCACAAAGAGACCCGCCAAGAGTACCTATCTAGTTGTTTATGCTTATGTAATCGCGAAGTGGGAAATCCAAAGCGAACTTGGCGCGCGATTTCCCAGTTCGGAGGGTGTCTCAGGTCGCCAAAATCGGCCCGGAAGCTCCGCTCGTTGCGATTTGGCCCATAAACCACAATGGGTTACAGGCTGTGCGGGCTCTCTCGGCTGACGGTGCGGCTGAGGGCGCAGTAGGCAGCTCCTAGAGGCATTTGGCCATTCCTGTATGCCATATGGCGCATGACGTTCACTGAGTGCGTCCCCTTCCAGAGGCCTTATTTTGCGGGCCTTCCGGGATCTTCCACGATGCTCCGGGCACTTCCACCCTCACTGCAGGAATAGGTGTCAACGTACAGGTTGTGTGTGGCTCGCCACCGGTTCTTGCAGAGTTTGACACGGAAACCTGCAGCAGAGCGTTTTTGGCGACGGGGGCCGGAAGGGACCGGTGAAGGGTGCGTTAAAGCCGGATTGAAGGCGACCTTCAAGACGGGCCCGCGAACTGGCATCTGAGCGGCTTGCCGCCTCCAGGAGCGCTGCCGATTGCGGCACGAGGCTCGGAGGGCTAGGGCATGGGGGAAGGTGAGCCGACTGCCTTCATTGCGGAAGCGTCAACGAGAGCCAAAGCGCCCCAGGCGCTTCCGCAGCCTCTCCAGTGATCTATAACGGAGCCAGCATGTGGGCAGGAAGCAGCCGACACTACCTTGCGAAATTTGCGGCGCCCGCCCTGCCGTTCTACCTTGGCGGGCGAAGGATGTCCGATCCCTTCACCGCGGAAGCGCCTTGAACCTTCCCCAAAGGACTCGCGGGCGCTTCCGCACTTCCCTTTGTTTACGACCGGCAGCGGCGGGCGGGTTCTGGGCATGGTACCCGCCGCTACCGGCCACGAGGCTATTGCTTCTTGGGGGACAACAACCCCGCCCGACATGGGCTATCAGGCGCCCATGAAGAGGAAATTTCGCTATCACCGGGGTCGGGGGGTGACAAGGCAACACTCCGTCGCCGTACAGGAAACAGCCATGCCTGGCCCGCGAACAGGTCTCCGGACCAAACGCATGTCCAGGAGTCTGAGCGAAATACCGTCATCTGACGGCGCAACGCTTGCCGGGTGCTTTCGGAAGCCTAGGTCGACGATGTGAAGGTCACTCAATTGCCTTCACTGCGGAAGCGTCTCTCTTCACCACGCCACTGAGGCGCTTCCGCTTCCTGCTCCGAACAGCCGCAAGCTATACGATACGAGCTCTGGCCCCCCCGCCTCACACCATCGCATGCGGCCCA